CTCTTCAAAATATAGACACTATATATTGTTGTTCTCTAAATCCAATATAGGATGGATGCGTAAACTATTTGGATTCTCACATGTAGATATCATTCAGCTCAAAGCAAACCATAAACATATAATGTTTGAATGTGGTCATAGGTTTGCTAATATGTCAACTGTTAGTGAATGCATGGATATTCATAAAGACATTACAACTCTACGTATAGTAACCCTACCCTCAAAAAAAGTTAATGTTACACGTTTTGGTTTCCAATCATGTACTACACTTATACAGTACATTGCGGGTATTGCGCTGGGTTGTCTCACTCCTCAAAGTCTTTATGCAACTCTCACTAAAGCATGCCCGCAATGGCTTAAAAGTCGTGGTGTGATATCAGTTGAGGAAATAAGTCATGGGTAAAGTTGTTAGAAACATTGTTGCGCCTGTTGTAGGTGGAATATTTGGCAGTAGCGTTGCAAATGCTGTAGGTGGCGTGTTTGGTGGTGGTAGACATAAGAATCGTGGTGGTGAAGAATCTCAGGCAGCTCCACAACAGCAAACGCCTATGCGTAATATTGAATTAGATAATTTTAAACGTGAAGCAGAAGCACAACAGCAACGTTTAACGTCAGAGAATAAAAGATTGAATGAAGAAAGACGTGTAGCCACTGAAGCCACACAACAAGGTGTGCAAAGACAACAACGCGCAAGACGTCAAGGTGGCATATTTGCTGAAGGCCCGCGTAATCAATCAACAGTTGCGTCACCAACGTTGGGGTAATAAATGCAAGGATTATCAAAATTAGAATATTACAAACGACGATACCGTAGAGCTTACTCAATATACACACAATGGATATCATTATTACAGACTTGTTATCATTATTGTATTCCTTATCGTGACTTATACTATTACACCAATCAATTGCAAGGTACGCAAAAGAATGCCAAGGTTTATGATACTACGGGTGTTGCAGCAACAAACAATTTCGTATCTAAAATTCACATGGCATTAACGCCACCACAAACAGATTGGGCGTTCTTGGATGCTGGTACTGAAATTCCTGAAGAGCAAAAAGAAGAAGTGAACATAGCACTGCAGGAGCAGACACGTATATTGTTTAATTTTATACGCAATAGTAATTTTGATTTAGCAATCAATGAATGTTATTACGATTTAGCAGTAGGCACAGCTGTACTTTGTGTCAATGAAGGAACATCAGATGATAAGCCTTTTATATTTTATTCTATTCCTCTATCACGTGTATGTTTTGAGGAAAGTATTAATGGTTATATAGAGTCAGCCTATAGGTTTTGGGAAGAGACAAAAATAAGTGAAATCCCTATCATGTGGCCTGATGCAATTCTGCCTGATTGGATGAATACAATGTTGGAGGCAGATCCCAATGCCACAACCAAAAACCTCTATGAAGGCGTTATATATGTCCACGGTGACAAACTACCATACAAGTATGCATTATGGGTCGATAGTGATGTATTGTTGGACGTTGAAGAGCCTATCAGTCCATGGATTATATTTAGATGGTCAAAAATCAACAATGAAACGTATGGACGGGGCCCAATTCAGAATGCCCTACCCTCGATACTGTCATTAAACGAACTATTCCGTATAGAGCTTGTAACGGCTAATTTGAACTGTGCTAAACCTATTATGGCGTGGAGTGATGGCGTCTTTAATCCTTGGACGTTTAGCATCCAACCTAATACGATTATACCGATAGCGCCCAATGCTCAAGGGATATTCCCATTACAACCACTGCCCGATACAGCTAATCCCCAATTCTTGCAACTCACAGCTCAAGATTTGCGGATTCAGATTAATAAACTCATGTATGCAGATCCTCTAGAACCCATTAGAGATAAGCCCACACGTACAGCGACAGAATTGTCTATCAGACAAAATAACTTGGCTGAAGAGATAGGGCCAGCATTCACAAGGCTCCAACAAGAGTTCTTATCAAGACTCATTCAACGTTGTATCTATATCTTACAAAAACGTGGACTGATGGAGCCTATCATCATTAATGGTCATGAAGTGCAAATCAAATACAAGTCACCCTTAGTGATTGAACAAGGAACGTCTAACCTTAAATCTTTCATTACATATTTCCAAACTGTGCAAGCGGTAGTAGGTGAGAATGAAGCGAAGATGTTTATTAAGCCACATGAGGTACCGCCATGGATAGCGGAACAATTGCACATTGATAAAAGGCTCTATAACTCAGTGGATGAGATGTTACAAATGTTATCTGCTGAAAATGAGAAACGTGAAGAGATAGATGAACTACAAATGGGAGAGGCATATGCAGGAATCAATAGAGAAGTCAGCGAGCTCGGTGGACTCCAAGGAGTTTAAGTCCTTTGATGAACATTTTCCAAATGAAAACCCATATGATGCGTATCAGAAAAGTATAGATAATAGTCTGCAAGCAAAACACGCAGCTGAAATGTTAAAGATTCAGAGATTATGTTATCAGGTGTTTATGTTACATAATGAAGGCAAAGAACTGTTACAAGAATTAGAGAATACATTTTTGATTAAGCAACTTTGGAATCCATTAACTGAACACGCTGAACGTATGGCGATGTATTGGGAAGGATTTAGGGATTGCATTAGAAGCTTTAGACAAATGATTGATGCACATACACAATTTGAACAAAGACAGAAAGGAGTGTAACAAATGTCTGATGCATGGTATTTGGATGAACACACACAAGGTTCAGGCCCAAGACCTGAATATTTAAGACCTAAATATAAATCGCTAACAGACCAAGCGCGTGCTTATGTAGAGCTTGAGAAGCGTTTTGGTGAGGCGCCAGACAATTATGATGTGACAGCTTATAGTGAGACAATAGACGTTGAGAATCCACATATTAAAGAATTCATGGGTATATCTAAAGAACATAGGATTACTCAGGATGGTTTTAATAAGATTATTAATACATTTATTAATTATGATAAATCTACCCGTCCAAATATTGATGATGAGATTAAGAAATTAGGGCCTGAAGGTATGAAGAAAGTAGACATTATCAATCAATGGGCAAAGAATAATCTTAGTGATGATTCATATAAAGAGATGGAGCGTTTACCCCAAACAGCTTCAATGGTTAACATTTTAGACGAAATACGTCAAAGGATGGTGAAAGCTATGTCAAACAGTCCGCAACAACAGAGTTCAGAGTATAAACCCGTGTCGGAAGCAGAAGTGAGAAGCGAGATGAGGAATAACTACAATAAGTACTGTAATGATGCTGTATATCGTCAACAGATACAGGATAAGCTTAAACTTGCAATGGGGACAAAGTGAACTATATTTAAACATAAGATATCAAAGCGTAGTGGATACCTAAGAACACTAGCCCGTTAGGATACCTAGGCCACCTTAGCCCATAGAAGCGAAGAATCTAAACATATAGGTTTTTTTAATTTATGGAGGATCTAAGATGGCTCTCTCACTGACTAATGTACAGCAAACAGAATTCGACGAACTCGTGAAGATTGAATATCACTCACGCGGGTTCATTTTACGTGATACGGTTCGTTTAAGAACAGATGTTATAGGTAACCAAGTTCAATTCAGAAAGATTGGACAATTAATTGCGCAACCTACTGCATTTCTTGCGAACTTGAACCTTCAAGACCCTAATTTTACAGCATTTACGGCATCTCTTGTTAAATATGCTGCTCCTACTGGGGTTGATGAAATTCAAGACTTAACAGTCAACTTTGACACCAAACGTGAATTGGCAATGGTTACAGCTATGGCCATTGGTAGACGTTCAGACCAAATTATCATCAATAGCTTTGTGGGTAATGCTTCAACGACTATTGCTGTGAACTATGGTGGTGGTGCTAATACCAATATGACGTATGCAAAATTGCGCGCTGTGGTTGGTAACTTTGAATCCAATGCCGTACCAGTCGGTGAACGCTTCTGCGCTATGACCGGTAACAACTTGGCAGCATTGTTAAGTGACGACCATATCACTTCACGATTCTTCACATCTAATGATGCAGTAGTTGATGGTCAGCTTAACTACAAAGAGTTATTAGGTATGAACATCAGAATTATACCTGTAATGGCTGAAGGCGGATTACCGATTGCAGGTAACATCCGTAACTGCTTTGCATGGCATAAGATGTCAACCGGTATGGGTATCGGACAAGATATGCGTGTTGAAATCCATTACGTACCTCTGCAAACCACATGGTCTGTAGTTGGATTGTTCTACGCGGGTGCTGTGGTTATCGATAACCTCGGTGTATTCCAAATCAATGCTGACGAATCAGTCACACCTTAATAGGAGGGTTTAATCATGGCTTTTAATAAACAAGCTCTAGGCCGTGCGGCCGCACAACTTGGTACCCAGATTACTGTTAACCAAACCAATGGTGCAGTATTAACCAATGAAGGTTCAAATAACTTTTGGACATACAATGGTTTAGTACCTAATGATTCACAAGCAACTATTGCGGGTGCTGGTTACTTCAATTCTGTAGCGCGCGATATGCAAGTGGGTGACACCATATTTGTTTGGGATAACGCTAACACGTTCCAAGCTTATAGTGTGACAGCTGTTACCTATCCTTATGCAACACAAGCTGCAAGTTCAACGGGTGCTGTTACAGTTACTGCGATGAACTTTGGTGCAGCTCCAGTTGGTACTGCAAACATCACTAACAATGCTGTTACTTACGCAAAGATTCAACAAGTTGCTGCGAGCTCAATCTTAGGTAACCCAACCGGTGCGCCTGCAAACGTGAGTGAAATCACGCTTGATGGTTCTCTTGCATTTGTTGGTACAACCTTGGCTACAAACTCCAATCTTTTAAGATATGCAACGGGTACTTTGTCTAATGCTAACATTGCTGGCATGTTTGCAGCACCTGTTCAGCTATTGGCTAATCCTGGTGCAGGTAACATGTATATCGTTGAACATTTTGCCTTAAATGCAATTAACGCGGTTGCTGCATTTGGTGGTGGTGGTCTTGTATCTGTTGAATATGGTAATGCTGCAAACGCTGCAGGCCCATTGGCTACAGCAACTATTGCTGGTGGCATATTCTCAACAGACGCAAATCACAGAGTAGCAAGCGTTAGCGGTCTATTGGGTCAAGTACAAAGTGCTAACTTGATTGATGGTACAGATGCTCATGCGGGTCTATACATTTCTAACGACACTGGTGCATTCACTACAGGTGGTGGCGCAACCGGTACTGCACGTTGGGAATTGTGGTATCGCATAGTAACTAACGTAACCTAAAAGTGCTCATATAGAGGATATGCTCCCGTATATCCTCTAATTTTGGGGAGGTGGATAAAACCGCCTCCCATTTTTTAAGGATGTATTATGGCGTTCACTCGTACTCAAATTATCTCTAACGCCGTAGCCCTATTGGGTAAGAAGATTATAACGTCTACTGTTAATCAATCAGACTTAGTTGATGCTGCCGGACAAGCATTCGATTTCTTATTACCAAGCGTATTATCAGAACACTTTTGGCGCTTTGCAACGACTATTATTCAGCTCCCACAAACCAATATTGTACCCGTTGTTACTAATTGGAGGTATGTCTACCAACTACCAGGTGATTATTTAGAGACTGTGCGGGTTTATCCGCAACAGTATGGTTGGGAAATATATCAGGGTAATATGCAAATCCCTGTCATCTATACGAACTTTAATGGCCCCTTTTATTTGGAATATGTAAGGCTTATAGATGTTACGTTACTCCCTTATTATTTTGTGCACTATTTTGTCTATGAAATAGCTTATTATCTTGCATTATCTAGTGCGCAACAGATGCAGTATGCACCCGTTTTGAAGGCTGATAGAGATATACAATTAGGGATTGCACAAGCTAAGGATGCACAGAATAGACCTCAAACCCCATTGGCTTCACAGCCTATCATTACCAATCGCTTTGTGGCTACCTGGATTGGTGGCTAATGACAGATTTTAGGGCTGAACAATCTAACTTTACGTTTGGCCAGATTGATCCTAGACTTCAAGCTCGAACGGATTATGAGGGTTATTATAAGGGCGCATCAGATTTAACCAATTGCATAGTATTGCCTCAAGGTGGTATTACAAGACGTTTTGGAACTCAAGAGATTTATAGTTTAGAGCCTTTTGTTACAAACCCGGCTTTTGTAGAATTTACCGATTTATTAACTGCAGATGGTGCAACCTATGTATTGGTATTCACTAATAATTTAATTTTAATATTTTTAGGAAATACACCTTCAGCATTTGCAAATCCAATATCTGTGGTATCAACCTATGCCGCTGAAGATGTTCAAAGTTTAAAGTTTACTCAAGTACAAGATAGATTAATAATTGTTCATCCCTACTATCCGCCTGCACAATTACAAAGAAGTGCGGTAGCGGGTACAAATATTACAGGCTTTTCAGGAGCAAATAATACGCTTACTATAGCGTTGGCTGGTACATATTCTAAAAATCTTGTATTACCTGTTCAATTTACGGGTGGCCCTGTACCAACGACCGTGCCACAGATTCACACAAATAGAACTTATTTTGCAAGATTTATTACGGCTACAACATTTCAGATTTATTCCACAGCCGATGAAGCTTTGGAAGCGAATATATCATTTACAACTCCCACACCTTATACCATTACTAATGCGGGTGTTGGTGCACAAGCTATATTTTTAACGCAATGGACATTGAGTAATATCGCATTTATTTATGAACCAACTTACGACTTTGGATTATTGAGTTATGCAGCAACAACTTTTACGCCAAGTGCTGTATCAGGTGCAATTACTTTGACAGCAAGTGTTAATCCTACATTTACTGCAGCAATGGCCGCAAATGGTGGTGGTTTATTCGCGGGAAATGGCGGAATCATGCGTATAACGGGATTTACAGATGCAACTCATGTGACTGGGTTTACGATAATATCATTTAACAATACCAACGCGATATTGGGTTCATTATCGTTCCTTGGGGAACCAGCCTGGAGTGCAACAAGGTTTTATCCTCAAACGGCTAGCTTTGTACAAAATAGACTTGTGTTTGGAGGTAGTCCGAGTATACCCAATGGTGTGTGGTTGTCAACGCCAAATGAGGTATTTAACTTTGATGATTCAGAGCTTTTGCCTGATAATGCCATATCATGGTATCCATCCAGTAATCAGGGTGGTAATACTGTCGCGTTAACTGCAGCATCATCACTTATTGTTCATACAACTACGGGTACTTTTAGTAGTCCTGTGTTTACTGAGCAACCCTTAACACCTACAAACTTTGTATTGACTGAGAATACCAAGGATGGGGTTACAGGTATTCAACCTGTATTTATTGATAATCAAGTATTGTATATAGATTCTACGGGTCAGAATGTTAAGAATCTTATATGGGAATTTGCACAAAGTAAGTATGTTCTAAACAATAGTTCTGTACCATCTAGTAATCTAATTAAGAGTCCAGTGGATATGGCGGCTTTTGTAGATCCTACTGTTGCTGAAGGGTACTTCATAATCGTTGTAAACGGTGATGGTACTCTTGCACTGTTACAAACCTTAAAAGCTGAAAATATTAGAGCATGGACGCCACAAGTAACCCATAGCTCATTTAATGATGGATTTACCTTTACTCAAGATAATTTTATACGTGTTACATCTAAGGGTGACTGGTGCTGGTTTATAGTTCAAAGATTTCACTATATCGTTAACACTACTACTGCAATTACAGGATTTGTGGGTGCAAATAATACCTTTACAGCTGCAGGACACAATATACCTTTAGCCACACCAAGTCTAATACAATTCACATTGGGTGGCGGTGGTGTAATACCTGTTACTAATCCACAGATTAATTTGACACAATATTTTTGGGCAATTGCCACAGATGCCAATCATTTCCAAGTGTATGCCAATTATGAAGATGCAGTAAATCTTCAAAATGTATTTGTAATAACGAATGCTGGTATTAATGCAAATGTGGTTTATTGGTCACAAAGTTATACTCTAAATTTAGAAACTGTTAATTTTAATATATTTGTCGACCATGCCGTTATTCTCCCAAATTTAGCAGCAGCTTCAATTGGCGCATTCTCTACTATGAATGGTAATTATCTATCAATTATAGAGGATGGATATGTTTATCCAGATGCGCAAGTGTTCAATAATGTTCTAACATTACCTGTTGTTGGTACGCAAGTTGTTGTAGGACTTCCATTCACAAGTAACTTCTCTCCCCTACCTTATGCGAATTTACCGAATGGGATAGGCATATATCAGCCTAAACATATTAAATCTTTCTATTGTTATTATTATCAATCCTTAGGATTTACCATCCAAGGATTTGATGTCCCAGTTCCCTCAAACCAGCAAGTACTCCCAGGTAATATCCAACCGCCTGTTACAGCTGTCTA